CCACGTTCACGCTGCCGGCGGCTCGCGAAGAAGGGCGGAACCTCGTCTCTGCTGAGATCTACAACATCGGACGGGGGCTCCAGAACTTCACTGGCGAGGTGCGCTACCTCCGCTTCCTGGCGCCGTTCATCAACACGCCTACGAACCTGATGGCCGAGGCGGCGGACATGCTCGTGTCGCCCATCAGCGACGGCATCATCCCTGGAGTCAAAAAGCTCAAGCAGTTGATCCAGCGTGACGTGGAAGGCTTCCGGTCGATCCAAGACCCGGAGGAGACTGCCGACGCCATTGGCCGGCTCGCCATGTCGAGCAGCATCATCTCGCTGGTCTGGATGAAAGCGATGTCTGGCGAGATCACGGGCGGCGGCCCGAAGGACCCGAACGCCCAGCGACTGCTGCGCGAGGCTGGGTGGCAGCCCTACAGCATCCGCTTCGGTGATTCGTACTTCGGCTATGGGCGCCTGGATCCGATTGCCTCCGTGATGGGCATCGTCGCTGACATCGCAGAAGGGTTCAACGGCAACCCGTACACGGACGACCCTGAAGAGGAGGGCATCAAGGCCCTCATGATGGGCGCGACCATGGCGATCTTCCGCAACCTGGGGGAGAAGTCCTACCTGTCGGGCATGATCAACTTCGCGTCCGCAATCGACAACCCGGAGTACTACGGCAAGACCGTGAGCTTCAACCTGGGTGGCGCGGTTGTGCCCAACCTCGCGGCTCAGGTGGCCGGCCAGCTGGACCCGACGATGCGTGAGATCCGCGACCTGACCGACAAGTGGAAGTCGCGCACGCCGTTCCTCGGCGGGGACCTGATGCCGAAGCGTAACTTCCTGGGCGAGCCCATGGAGAAGATGCAGCACCTCGGCGGCCCGCTGCTGGGACTGTTCAGCCCGATTCCGCACTCTCAGGTGTCGAGCGACAAGATCGCCACGGAGGCTGCGAAGTTCGGGGAGATCATGAGCGCGCCCGAGCCGGTCAAGTTCGGCACGCTGGACTTGCGGGAGTACGGCGCGTACGACCGCTACCAAGAGCTCCAGGGCGAAGTGAAGATGAACGGCCAGTCGATGCGGCAAGCGCTCGAGCGGCTGATTGACAGCCCTGAGTACTCACGCATGCCGGACTTCGCCGGCGACGGCGCCTCGAGCCCGAAGATGGACGCCATGCGTAAGACCGTAACGCGCTACCGTTCGCAGGCGTGGAAAGCCCTGATCGAAGAGTTCCCGGAGCTCAAGAAAAACTATCAGATCACCATGTACAATCGTTCGGCGCGTAAAGCCGGCCGGCCCGAGAACCAGCTTCTTGATCTTCTTCGCTAATGACTTTCTACTCCAAGAAAAGCTACACGGCCACTTCGGGTCAAGCGTCGTCTAAACAGTTCGACATTGCCTTTGATCTAGAGTCTGGTACAGCAGCTACCTCTTCCAAGCCGTACCTGTCTGCATCGCACATCAAGGCGAAGGTAGACGGCGTTGCTGTCACGGACTTCACCATCAACGAGGTGCCGGCAGTCTCTACCCTGACGTTTGGGGCTACCGTCACGGTGCGCGTCGGCGGGCTGGTCGAGATCTACCGCGAAACGCCGCGAGTGCTGTCCGAGCGCACGGTCGACTTCACCAACGCGAGCCTGCTGACCGAAGCGAACCTCGATCAGAGCGCGATTCACAACCAGTTCCTAGCGCAGGAAGCGCTGGACGGGCTGTTTGGCGTCATGACTGAAGGCGTTGGGGGCAGCCTGGACGCCAACTCGCGGCGCATTACCAATCTCGGTACGCCGATCAGTCAGTTTGACGCCACGACGAAGGACTACGTAGACACGCAGGCCATCTTCAACGGGGCAGCCAGCGCTCAGGCGTGGGAACTGACCGGCACGGGGTCCGCGTCCAAGTTCGAGCTCACCGGGCCGACGCCTTCGGCCACGACCAACGAGCTCTACATCGTTGAAGTAGACGGCGTGCTGCAATCTCCTAGCAGCGGCGGGCAAGTTCGCGACTTCAAAGTCTATCTCGACGAGATCGACAGCAAGTATTACTTGGAGTTCGAGGCTAACTCGTTCCCCGCCAACACGGGCAACACCAACTGCCCTCCGAACAGCGCTCGAGTCAGCGCCCAGAACATGGGCGTGTCCAAATCGACACTGACTGGCAACGTCGTCTTCGAGTCGTCGGACGCTGCTCAGAGCATCATCACGGCAAAGCAGGTAGAGTCGCAGACCGCAAAGCCTCTCGTGGTCCAAGACAGCACCGGCGCTGAAGAGTTCAGCGTGGCTCCTGGCGGCGACGTAGCGACGAAGGCTGGCGCCAGCATCACCGCAGGGTCGGCGTCGCTGAAGCCTGGGCAGGATACGGACAAGGGCCTCGTCGTCCAGCAAAGCTCAGGAACGCAGTCCGCAAACCTGATCGAGCTTCAGACCAGCGCAGGCGCGGAGCTCGGTACGGCGTTCTCCAACCTAGGCCACTTGACGATCGGCACCACGACCGAGGACGCAAGCAACTTGCTGGCGCTCCTGAGCGCGGGAAGCGTGGGCGGCCTGAAGATCTCGAGGTCGGCGGGAAGCACGGCGGACGTACTTAGCGTCGAAGACGGCGGCAGCATCACCCTGCTGCGTGTTGAGCAGGCTGGCGACCCTGCCGGCGTGTGGAAAGTGTCCGCAGCCAACCGAGCTCTGCGCGTTTACCAGAACACGTCGAGCGGCTCGGAAGCAAAGCACATCGTACTGACTGGCGGCTCTAGCCAGACGGACGACATCCTCAAGGTGTTGAGCAACGCCGGCGATCGCCTGATGGAAGTCAACGGCGAAGGCACGCTGACGGCGCAGCCGACGAGCATCGTCAAAGACGCTCTGGTTGTCAACACGCCGGCGGGCGATGAAAAGGTCTGGAACGTCCTGGGCAGCGGTCAGGTGCAGCACCGAGGTGTTAGCTGCTACGCATTGCTTGCTGCTGGCGGGTTCAGAATGAGCGGCGCCAGCAACAACTCAAGGACCGCCGTTTCGTTTGGCGACAACTTTGGTCCGAACGGCGCTGTGGTTACTTACACGCGAATCAGCGACACTGTGACTCAAGTGAACCTGAACACCACGCTTGCGACCAGCGCCTACAAGGTCCGAGCCTTTGAGATTCACCCAACGGAAGGGCACGAAGGCGCTGTGTCGGTGACCTTCAAAACTACAACCAGCTTCAGGATCACGCATTCGGACGACGACGAAGTCAGCGGCGCAAACACGATTCACGTCAAGTGGGAGCTCTATCTATGACGCAACTCAACAAAAGAACTTTCGAGCCTGATTTGCTGGAAGAGGTAGCGATTGCGCTGCCTGTCGGAGCTGTACTAGCGTACGCCGGTCACAGTACGCCCGACGAGTTTCTTTTTTGCAACGGTCAGGCCGTCAGCCGCACGACCTACGCAAAGCTCTTCCAAGTGATTGGCGAGTTCTACGGCGAAGGCGACGGCTCGACGACGTTCAACGTACCCGATCTACGCGGGCGCGGCATTGTCGGCCATAGGATCATGGACGCGACGGACTCTAACAACGAATGCGGCAACGCTGCTCTTGTAGCAGTCGGCCCTTATCACGACCCGGCGCCTACGACCCTGGGCGTTCTGGCCGGCCAAGACATCTCTTTCAACTTCGTCATCAAAGCCAAGCCTGATTTTCCGAATCCCACTAACGCTTACCCGGCGGCCCCGGCCGTGCCGGTTCCCTGATTTGGTATGGAAAACGACGATCAGCGCATTCTCCTGGCTCTTGGCCGGCTTGAGGGCAAAGTAGACTCTCTGATCGCGCGAGACCAAGTCGTGCAGGGCGAGCTTGAGAAGCTGTCAGACCGCATGAGAGTCCTCGAGGCGTCTAAATCCACTATCATGGGGGCGTGCGCCGCCATCACAGCCGTGATATCCGCCCTTGTGTCCCTTCTCACCCGCAGCAACTGATGAAACTGCCCTATATCGCCGGCGCTCTGCTGGTTGTCACTTCTTCTTGCGTCACTCCCAACGACCTCCGCGACCTCGCGGACAACGTCGAGCTCTACCAACAGGGTGCGATCACCGAGCCCGAGCTCCACGACGCCATCGAGCAGAAGGCGGAAGAGATCGAGAAGCGCACCGAGGAGCTTGTGGAGTCGATGCCGACGACCCCGGCGGGCTGGGCAGCGCTACTGGCGCAGCTGGCAGCTACAGCGGCTGTTGGCGGCTACGGGGTCAACCGATACCGCAACAAGCAGCGTCTTGCCCGAGGCGAAGCGGTTGGCAAGACGCCTCCGAGCGCCTAAGGCTCGAATAGTGCTTGATAACACCTCGAGTAGGCGACACCCCACTCGGGGCCGTGCGCTTCTACTAGAGGGTCGTCCGTCCACGCCACTGCGTGTGCCCACTCGTGGGCCAGGATGTGCATAGCGTCACTGTCGGGAAGGCGCTCGTGGAGGCGAATGAGGAACCTGTCAGGCTCTTCAAGGAACTCGCAAGTCCCGTACTCGTCCATTCGTTTTGGTCGAGTTACGCGGACTGGGTGCTGAAGAGGCACCAAGTCTTGCAAGGTGTCTATTGCCTGCTTTAGCTTTTTGCTGAGACCCATGAAATCCAAAGAAGAACTACTCGAGCATCTGCATCGTATCACGGCTGAAGAACTGATTGACCGTTTGCAATCTGGAGAAGCCAGTGCGGCGGAGATCGGTGTGGCTGTGAAGTTCCTGAAGGACAACGGTATGGACGTGAGCGCCGAATCGGAGACGCCCATCCACGACTTGTCCAAGATCGTTCCGTTCTCTCAAGCTCGAGCTCAGGGTGAATGAGCAAGCGTAAGGCAGAGTTTGAGGTTCCTGAGGAGCTCAAGGACTTCAGGAACTTTGTCTATCTGGTTTGGAACTACCTGAACCTGCCAGAGCCCACGCCGATCCAGTACGACATTAGCTCCTTCTTGCAGCATGGCCCCCGCAGGCGGACCATCTGCGCGTTCCGGGGCGTTGGCAAGTCGTTCCTTACCAGTGCCTATGCGGTCTGGCAGCTACTGCTGGACCCGCAGAAGAACATCCTCGTGGTCTCAGCGAGCAAGGCACGCTCTGACGACTTTTCCACCTTCGTGCAGCGCATGATCTGGGAGATGCCGATCCTGGCGCACCTGAAGCCGGCGGAGTCCCAGCGTACTTCCAAGATCGCGTTCGACGTTGGGCCGGCCAAAGCGGCTCACGCGCCCTCGGTCAAGTCTGTTGGCATCACGGGGCAGCTGACGGGGTCTCGTGCGGACCTGATCATCTCCGACGACGCGGAGTCCTTGAACAACGCGGCCACCCAGGGGCAGCGAGACAAGCTCTCAGAGCTCGTCAAGGAGTTTGAGGCCATCGTCAAGCCCGGCGGTGAGATCGTCTTCCTGGGGACGCCTCAGACGGACGCTGGCAGCCTTTATCACATCCTGCCGGAGAGGGGTTACACGACCCGCGTGTGGCCTGCAAGGTACCCTACAGCGCGTCTCAGGAAGCGCTACGGGAACACCCTAGCTCCGAAGATCGAAGAGGAGCTCACGGAGAACCCGGAGATCGTCGGGGAGCCCACAGACCCCCGGCGCTTCAACGCGGAGGAGCTTGCAGAGCGTGAGGCGAGCTACGGCCGCAGCGGCTTCGCCCAGCAGTTCATGCTGGACCCTTCTCTCGAAGACGAGAACAAGTACCCGCTGCGTGTCCGCGACCTCATCGTCATGGACATCAACCCGGACAAGGCGCCAGAGAACCTGATCTGGGCCGGGTCAGACGACTACAGGCTGCCGGAGCTCCCCAACGTCTCGTTCGCCGGCGACCACTATCAGAAGCCGATGGTGATCGACGGAGACTGGCTGGAGTACACGGGCTCAGTGATGGCTATCGACCCCTCCGGTCGCGGCCAGGACGAAACTTCGTTCAGTATCGTAAAGGTGCTGAACGGTTTCATGTACGTCCATGAGTGTGCTGGCATCGCTGGTGGATACGGCAAAGAGGTGCTCGAGAAACTCGCACACGAAGCCAAGAGGCATAAAGTAAACCTTATCCTCGTAGAATCGAACTTTGGGGATGGCATGTTCCTCGAGCTTCTCAAGCAGCATCTGAGGAGGATCTACCCGGTCACTACTGAAGAGGTCCGCCACCACGTCCAGAAGAATAAGCGAATCGTTGATACCCTTGAGCCAGTAATGAATCAGCATAAGCTGGTCGTGTCTCCCAAGCTGATTGAGGCGGACTACGAGTCCACTCTATCACGCCCGCCTGAGAAGCAGAACCAGTACAGGCTCTTCTGGCAAATGACGCGCTGCACGCGCGAACGAGGCTCCCTGATTCACGACGACCGGCTCGATGTCCTGAGCATGGCCGTGAGCTACTGGGTGGAGGCTGCGGGCCGCTCCGCTGCTGAAGAGATGAACTCGAGGCGCGAGGAGCTCCTGCAAAAAGAGCTCGACGCTATCATGAACACTCGGACATTCGGAGAGCAGCACAAGCCCGACACTTGGATGTGACATGAAATACGACAAGAAGCAGAAGAGAATCCGTGTTGTCCTGAACTCCGAAGAGGTAGGCTTCACGGGCGCTGCTCCGACTCCGAAGTACCCCAAGGCCCGTACAAATCACGGGACCAACCTCCTTCACGGGCTCCTCCAGTCCGGCGTCCCGTTCGACAAGGCGATGAAGGTGGCCCTGGGGGTCGAAGAGTCAAACTCGTGGGACTCGAAAGAGCCCCAGTGGCGAGCTCTGTACGTTGAACAGGGGACCGAGCCTGGAGGCTCAGACGGCCCCATCATCATTCCTCCCCAGCCCCTCCCCTGATGCTCAAAGCAGACGGACTCGACGAGGCCATCATCGGCGTTGCACGCCGCTGTGGTCAGCCTGAAATCATCGCCTACTCAGTCTCCAAGTGCCTCGAGGTGCTCATGAGGGACGGAGCGTCCCACGAGGAGGCTCTTGAGCATTTCGAGTTCAACGTGGCCGGCGCCTGGGTCGGTGAGGAGACGCCCGTGTGGGTGTACGACCACCAAAGCTGGCACGAGGACTGGCTTCCCTGGGAGACGCAGTCCGATTCAGTGCCAGTATAGAAGGAAGACCCCCTAGATCCCCCCTTATAAGGGTCTAGGAAGGCAGGGACCAAGACATAGAAAGACAGACATAGAGGGATCTAAGACCCCCTTAGTTACGAGAGGGAGGACTTAGGCGAGCTCCTGGGGTTCTGGAGCGTCTCATCGCACGGGAGGAAGGCTTGCTAGGGGCCTTCCTCTCTCTTTTTTCTTGGTGCCCAAACACGACGCAAAAATCTGAGGGGTCTTATCATAGCGCCGGCGGCTACCGGCCCCCCGCGCCCCCCGCGCGACGCGCGCGCCCGCGCGCGCACAGAAAGGAACCGCGCGCGCCCGCGCGGGCACGGAGAGGAACCGCGACGCGGGCACGCGCCCGGGCACGCGCGAGGCCGCCGGCCGCCGGAACGGGGCCTGCCGGGGCCGCTGGCGGGGTTCCTCGTCGGACTCCGAATCCGACGGCCCAGGCCCGCCGGCGCCGGGCGTCGCCCAGGCGGCTCGCGCGCCCGCGCAGGCGCGGAGAGGAACCCCGCGCGCGGTTCCATCTCTCTGGCTTCTG